TATCCTCTTACACAAATTCAAGAGTTTGTAAACACAGAAGGAAAAGACCCAATTCGTGGTCTTCCTACATTTACGTATTCTCGAACACAACGACATGAAGATGGACGGTTTGATATTCTTGAAATACCAATGCCAAATACATCCGATTCAATTCACACAATTGGATACTATGCAGAAAAACGCCCCTACCCTATTCCGAATCCAAAACCTGGACATCCTTTTTTTAGTTCTGCAGATGCTGTATTGATTGAAAGCACATCACGTTTGTCAGATGTTGTTCCAGATTTAGATACAGTCTTAACTCATGGTGTTCCAGTCACATCAGATCCTTATGGTGAAGGAATGAAGTATTTGAAACTCTATGATATCAAACTTGCAGATATTCCATGGGATTCATGGAAGTCTAGATTTCCACCCGTTGAAGTGTCTAAAAGTCAACCTGAACCGATACCTCTTGACTTTCCAAAGTCAGAAGGAGATAACCCTTCAGAAAAACTTCTAGAACATTACGATCCATATTTTCCCGCAGTTTCTGTTCGTCAATGGTTGATGGATCAATTGGATGGTGGAGAGTTATTGATTCATATGCTTTTATCACAAGTAGGACAGAATGGATCTGTAGGTCTTGTTCCTGGTTCAGACTCTAACTTTGAATATCCTAAAACAACCATTGAAGAATGTGAATTGATGGGATTAGACTTTCAAGACTTTTCAATTCGTGGAACTTTGCGAAGAAACTGGGACGGTAAAAAGTTTACCTATCAATGTGTTCCTCTTGAATTAATTAAACAAGAACGAAAACGAGAAGGACATAAAGGACGTATTCAATGGACTAACAAAGGTATTTCAGAGTTCTATAATACATATGTGGATGCATATAAGAGTCATCGTCCAATAAAAGAAGCAAACTCCAAAGAGACTAAAATAACAGTTAAATCTTCAAAAGACACTTCTAAACTTCGAAAAGACATTCTAGCAATTCTAGAGGATATGAATCGTTTCTCTGAAGATAAATTACGAGATGTTCAAGAATTAATTCATGAAGCATTATTGGAGAAAGAGACTTATGTAGATTCAAATGGACTCTTTTTAATCTGTAGACATACTTTAGCAGTTTTATCAGGAGACCTTGCAAGAGATTCAACTACATTCTACGATTTTTGGACTTCAAGAGTGGATGGATTTAGAGTTTGTAAATTTTGCGGTGAACATGTGAGTTCGCAAGTTTTGGAAGATCAAGAGGAATTTACTGATGGAGGAAGACTCATAAAGCATGCAGGAACATTACAAGTACATTCCTTTAAAGGACTAGGAATTACAGATCATGTGAAGAGTTTGTCTTCTTTGAAAACACACTTTGATATGACTAGACCTTCTGATGAAGTCTTTTTTATGTTAATTTCACTGTTACATGTGGTACCAGAGATTGATCGTGTTCTTCCAATCTTAGACTTAGGACGTAAGATTGCAGTTTCTCTAAAAAACTTTGGAGGTATTGCAGGAATTGCTCAAATGATTTTGTTGATGCAATCTCATGTTCCTGCTCTAGTTCCACGAAGATCCTTTGGAAGTAAACCACTGACCTTAAGCGGATACCCAAGAGATGCTGTCAAACCAGAAGGTTATACGATTCTTGACAGTATGGTCATGGTTCTTTCTAAAACACTTGAAGCATATCCAACTTCATTCAAAGGATCTAGTGTTACGACTATGCGTCTTGTTTTGAATGCTCCTTCTAAAGTCAAAACACTTACTCAAGGTGTATTAGACACACTTTTGCGACAGTCACCACCACTACGCGAATCATTAGAACAAGCAAAAACAGTTATTCCACAAGAGGTTTCAGCACCTCCTTCATCTATGATTCCAGGAAACTTAGTAATTCCATCCAAAGAAGCGTTTGGAACTATTGTACGTCCGCCTATCTGTCCAACAACACGAGTCTATTGGTCTTCTGCAAGACCTCCTAAACTTCGTCAACCTGAAGTTCCACTACGAAGTGGATTAAATCATTTTGTGACCCAAGACAGTAATCGTAAAATGATAGAAAAGTCAGTCTCTGAACGAGTGACTCCAGTTAGTTTGGATGTAAAGGACAAAAAGGTATTGGAGCGTCTAAAAATGGGTAAGACAATGGCAACTGAAGATTGGCATACAAATTCATTAGTATTGGGACGATTAACAGACGCTTTTGCAATTCCTACTTCGGTAAGAAATGTTAATTCTACACAGAAGAAGGATGACCTTCGTGATATTACAAAAGGATATATTTATGAACTGCTTAAAGAGGTTAGTAAAGATCCATTAACTCAAACTAAATTTGATTCATTGATTAAGTCAGATGTTGCATTAGTATTGTTAACTGCGGATCTCAAATCTGCAAAGCAGACATTAAATACATTACGAGCAAGAGAACGTATTACTTTTACAGACCGATTACGATTAATGACAGATACAGAACGTGAAATTACAAAAGACTTGATTGATAGAGGTCTTGCACCTACAATTATTACACGTGAAGACCGCGCATTATTTGCAAGAGAAATGGCACAGACAGAACAAGTTGAAGATCCTGAAATAGGTGTAGGTCGTCCAATTGACTTTGAAGAGCAAGGTGAATTTCCTATTACAGGAGATATGGTTGAACGTGGACAGTATGGAGATTACTCAAATGCTGCAAACAATGATGGAAGAGACTATGAACAACCTGACCAATTTGATGACGATGATAGAGGTATTTAAACACAGATTGATATCTATAAGTATAGTCATGTTAGTTTGTAGTCTTTGGTTAATTTCCGATAAGAAGAGACGCGATGAAACCTTTAAAATTCATCGTGATCCAACAACTGGATTATTTAAGATTGTATATTCCCCTTGCGATCTAGAAAGTAGTCCAAAGTACACATTTAATATGACATTGTCAGAGGTTCGTAATTACATTGAAACCTTAATGGATTCACTTAAGATTGATAAGGAACCATGGGAAGAACTTCAAGTCTCTCCTGTCACATCTCCTTCCATCTTGTATGATCTCAGGGATTTTGAGAACTGTGAAGAGATCATCATGGAGACCATTGATACTGCACTCATGACTCAAGTAAGAGAGAATGAATAAAATGAATCCAATCAATGTATAACTATCTAAGTTAGAATGTTGACTATTAATGGATATCAAATTGCAAAGACCGCAAATGATCCTTCTATAAAGAAGGCGCTTATGGTCAAACCCTTTTCACTTATTAATCCCCACGCAGTCCCTAGATATCCAGTGTATAATGAGGACAAGAATCATCTGTATCTTCCTAAGCATTACGGGATTGATAAATTTGGTCCAGTTCCTTCCAAACGAGATGTACCTGAAACAGATGCAAAGTTCTGGCAATTTGCTGGATCCATTCGCCCTATTCAACTTCCTGTTGTAAATTCATTCTTGTTACCTGAACCTCATGATGGAATCATTTCACTTCATACTGGAGGAGGTAAAACTGTCTGTGCATTGTATATTGCTTCAAAACTAAGATTACCTACTCTTGTGATTGTTCACAATACTTTCTTACGAGACCAATGGGAAGATCGTATTAAGTCCTTTCTACCTAAAGCAAGAATTGGACGAGTCCAAGCAGATATTTGTGACGTTGCCGACCGAGATGTTGTGATAGTTATGCTCCAAACACTTTCTATGAAGGACTTAAATGGTGATCTCTTCAAACCGATCGGGTTGGTCATTGTGGATGAGTGCCACCATATTGCTTCAGAGGTGTTTGTTCAGGCACTTCCCAAAATCACCTCAAAATACATGTTAGGGTTATCCGCTACACCTGAGAGAAAAGATAAACTAATGCATGTAATTCATTGGTTTCTTGGACCTTTACTATACAAATCTGAAACAGGTGATTCAGTGGATACAAAAGTGAATGTAGAAGTCTTTGAATATCAGAACACTGACCCAGAGTTTAATGAAGTTGTTTTGAGTTCTCAAGGATTCGTATCGGTTCCGATTATGGTCAATAAACTTGCTGAATGTGAAGACCGTACTAAATGGTTATGTGGAATCATTGAAGATGTTTGTGAAGAAGGAAGACAAGTTTTAGTTTTATCGGATCGTGTAGAACATTGCAAAGCATTGTTAGAAGGGTTGCCTCCTGCAATTCAAGAGACTGCTTGTATTCTTTCACAAAAGGTATCCTCTGCAAAGAGAACTGAGTTTTGTTCCGACAAAAAGATCTTGATTGCAACCTATTCAATGTGCAAAGAAGGATTTGATGTCCCCACTTTGAACACTCTTGTGATGGCAACACCAAGACCAGACATTGATCAAATCGTTGGACGAATCTTGAGAGTTGAAAAATCAACAAGAACAATTCATCCTTTGATTATAGACATTGTAGATCCACAGTTTCGTCGTCAGTTTGGTCAGAGAAACACTTTATATCGCAAGCGTAATTATACGGTTAAGCGGATGTCGTTGGGAGTTGAATCTTTGCCACCGGAACCTGTCCGGACCTCTCCGTGGGAGATCTAGGTGTTCGTAGTGTAAGACCTGGTGCAGCATCTAATGTAAAGGGTGAAGGAGATGAGACACGATCATCTGTATAAATCTCAATCTTATGGAGTCCATTTGTCTCTTCTGGTTTGGAGACATCGGTATACTTAGAGAACTTTGATTTGAATTCATCCACCACTGAATCTGGGACAAGAGGACTAACTTCAGCAAGTCGGTCATATTGATCTTTTACGTACTTCAATAAAGCAGTAGGTGTCATACGTTCGTCTCGGGGGAGTGTTAACTCTACCGCGAGGAAACGATACAACTTTGCATAATGGATTGCCGAAATACGATGTCCTTCTGCTCTTTTTGCCCATCCGTAATACGATCCAACCGTATTCAAAATAGAAACCAACAAAGACGCAGCACCCAGCGCAATTGACGCTGTTTGTTGCTGTCCAGCAAACATAGTTGTAGAACCAACACTGATAAAACCAGTTACTGCAGATCCAATTGCAACGGGCAAGTCAATATACGTTTTCTGACGATTATAGATCTGTTCGCATCGTTTGTGAACCCAAGCAAGACCACTTGCTTTCTCACCGGTCTGAGCAAAATACTCTTCTAGTCGAGGCGTCCAATGAACATCTTTTCCAACATCTACACTACTTGAGTCACCCATTCTTATTTTTAAACGCAGAAATACAATGCTGTGGCCGCCTAAATACTATCGCGGATTATCCACTCGTCGTAAAGCACAACGTAAGCGTGAGATCACTCGTAGGTCTAAGATGTCATGGAAAGATCCAAATGCATACAAACCCTTCAAAACTGACAAAGGAACTCAGCGCCGCCCCTCATCCTATACATCACGATTTCACAAAAAGTATCCAGGTGTGAAGGGTATTCCAGCAATTGCCAAGGCAACCGGTGTGTCTGAAGGCACATTGAAAAAAGTCTATAATCGTGGAATGGCAGCATGGAGAACCGGTCATCGTCCTGGCGCATCACCAGAAGCGTGGGGAATGGCTCGTGTGTATTCATTTGTCCTTCATGGAAAAACGTGGAGAACTGCCGATAAAGATTTAGCAGGCAAGTAATAATGAACTTTGATTATCGTGGAAGCATTGTTTCAACGTCTGTTCCGACGACTGAACTACGCACCGTAAAGAAGGTGCTTCACGTAGATTCAGCAGATCGTGATACAGGTATCTACTACACAAATGGCGAGTTTGTTGTCTATCTTCCTCGTGTGTATGAGAAAGTCGTGTCTCTTCGTCTAATGAGTGCTCAGTTTCCAACTATGGACCTTGCAATTTCACATTCATACACATTTGGACAGAATATTGCTTCTGGAACTTTTACATCATCTGGTGATGTAAAACTAGTAGCACCTTTCCCACTTTACTTCATGATTGATATTGATGGTCTTAATAAGGGAGATGAGACAGCAGTTGCAGGAAATAAGTCTCAATATCCTGATGGTTTCTTTGCAAAAATCGCTACATTAGCTACTGCTAATACTACTGCTTCTGGAAATGCTATGATTGAGTATAACGATCATTCTAATATGGAAAACATCTCACACTTCAGTCCACCCATTGGAAAACTTGACCGTCTGCGTATTCGCACTCGCCTTCACTCTCAACAAGGTGGTCAGGGGTTCATATACTGGAATACATCACAGGCATTTGCTTCAGCTACTACTCCAACTGGGTTAAATTTTGCTCTTACGTTTGAGATTGAGTATCTTGACAACGGATTTGATCAGTTCTCAAGTCTTTCAACCCGACTACGTCCTAACGCCCCCTCATAGACTTTCCAAGCGACACAAAGGTATCAAAAGTAAATAGGAAAAACACACCCGTTGCAATATACAGGAGCATATCCTGAGTTGCTGCTGGCGCATAACCTGTTCGGTTCTGTTCAATTAATCTTAAAATACGGTCTAACTTAGAATCATCACCTCCACCGCCGCTCATTCCAAAATGTTCACGAACACGGTCACGAAATGCTGGAAGTCTAGGATCTAAAGGTGAATCGGGTTTAGGTTTCAAATGTTGAGGCGTGGCATTAAAGGATTCAGTTGCTGGGTCGGTATCCAGTGGCAAGGTCTTTGAAACAGATTCAATCAAGTCCTTGTGATTATCTTCTTTCTTTTTAGGCGGTTCTGCCTGTTCTTTCGCTACAGTAACAGGAACACGTTGACCGAAAGGGGTGCCAAAGGCATCTTCTAAACTTGAGTAGTTCATACTCTCACTTGTTCAAAGAAACACAGAAAAATATGGGGGAACTATAAATGCTGTCTTCACGAAATGAATGGATCGTCGTCGGCGTCCTTATTGCATACCTTGCGTTTGTTCCAAGTCTTCAGATTATGCGTGATTTGCTTGCTACACCTGTAGGCAAGGCGCTTGGACTCGCAGGTATTGTGTATGTCCACAAATACTTGAGTTGCCCAGTAGCACTCTTGTTGGTAATTGCATATGTGAGATGTACAGGATCAAGTTGGGAAGGATTCACAACTCCTACTACAACAGTTCAACCATCTTGCACTTGCCCAGATGGTTATGCATATGATTCAGTGACCAAGGAATGCAAACCTACTTCTTCTATGTCAGGAAGCGTGCCACCTGAAGCAAGTTCAGGTAGTATGCCTGGAGCAAGTGTGAGCATGCCTCCTCCTAATTCATCTATGAGCACTGCGCCTATGACTACACCAATGCCCACAATGCCACCTGTTCCCCCTTCTAGTACTTCTGGAGTTCAACCTTCTATGGGAATGTCCTCTACTGTTGGAAGTGTTTAATCTCATTCTTTAACAATGATTGACTACCTTGATGCATTGAATAATAATAAGTTTTTCATAGGTGTGATGATGATAATATTGAACATCGGATCTAAATATTTAGTGGATGAATTCAGTGGAAGTCCAGATGAATATTCTAGAAACCTTCTACTGAGGCGTATTGCCATTTTTGCTGTGTGTTTTATTGCTACTCGTGATATTGTGACCTCAACATTATTGACTGCAGGATACATCATCATTGCAATGGGTGTCTCTAGAAAGAATGCTGAAGGAATGGCGAATCAAAAAGTAGATCCAGGAGTATCTAAGGCAGACTGGCCAGCATATGATCGCTCAGTTCCGCCAATGTTTATTTAAAATGGATTTGTTTCAAGCAATACTTTGAACCTCAAGATGGATCTGCATAAACTATTTCTAACACCTCGTCCAGATGGGACGGGACTCTTTGACCTCTTTCTAACTGAATGCCAAAAATGGTATGAACAACCCGCACATACGTTTACCGAAATGAGAACACGTGATAATAAAAAGATTCGTGGAGATGTATTTGAAGAGTTCTGTGTTCAGTATCTCAAGCATGTTCGCAAACTAACAAATGTTTGGTTACTGAAAGATGTTCCTGAAGAACTCTTGACAACACTAAGCCTTAAACGCCAGGATGTTGGAATCGATATCGTGGCCGAAAAAGATGGAAAGTATTATGCAGTTCAGTGCAAGTATAAGAAGCACGTGAGTTTCAAGAAGAATGTCGTTACGTGGAAGCAATTGTCTACCTTCTACGCATTGGTATTGAGAACAGGACCCTGGGCACAGTATATCGTAATGACTAACTGTGACTATTGTCGGCATATGGGAAAGAAGACTTCTAAAGATGTATCGATTTGCTTAAAGACGTTTCAAAACATTACGTCTGAGCAGTGGGTTCAAATGTGTGAACTTGAAGGTGAAGCTACAGGTGAAAAAGTTAAGATGACTCCTGAAGAGTTACGAGCTGCTAGATTAGCGCGATTTGGTTAATGCTTACGAGTACGACGAGTTCTGCGTCCACCCTTATTTGCAATCTTCTTCTTGATATCCTTAATCTTCTTCTCTACCTTAGCAGTCTCCATTTTAGTAGTTGCTTTCTTTAGATCAAGTTCAAGCCACTTCAAAGAGTGTTCTAACTCACTCTTAGTCTTCATTGATCGTGTTTTCGCCATTTATTCTAACGCAAGTTAAAGTTTTATGACGACGCTGTTTTTTCCTGTAGATCCAGCGTTTTTCTTTGGATTGGCTCCACGAAGTGCTGATGCTGGAACTGCTGCCGGTGGTCCATTTCCTGGTGGAACCACAACAGACTGCTTGATGTTCTTCAAGAGTTCATCAATGTTTGGTGGTGAACGCATTTCTTGAACAGGTGCTGGTGCGGGTGCTGGTGCTGATACTTTTACCTTTGCACCGCCTCCAATCTTGACCTGTTTATCTACAGAAGGTTGTTTAGGAATCATCGATGGTGGTGGAGCAGGAGGCATACCGGATTGCATGAAACTCATGAGACCTGAGAGAGGATTGGTTGCTTGAGGTGGTGGAGGAACATTTGCAGTTGTTCGCATTTGCTGAGTCTGGTTCTGCATTGCTGCTGCTGCCAACGATCGTGCAATATCTGGGTTCTGTCGCATAATATCATCAATATTTGGGATCGGTGCTTTGCGGGTCATTTGATTTGTCAAGTGAACCATATAGACCATCATACATGCACGCATTGGAATCTTGACTAGAGGATGCATCTTCAAGTTTTCACCATATTGATCATACAACTCTTCAAAGTCATCTTCTAAATCTACTACATTCATTTGCGCAGATTCTGAGAGACCGTCCAATTGAAGACCAAACGCTTTGAGTAGAGTTACATGCTTGGAACCGTATTCCAATCCGCTCATAGCAGTCACGAACCATTCAGAGAATTGCTTGATGGTTGCATCCATAGACTTTTCACGCTTAATGAATTCAAGTTCTAACTTCATCTCTTCCAAAGGTGAATCCATTGTGAAACGTTTCCTCATTGGAACACCCATCTTAGAAAGACGTTCAAACTTACGAAGAACCTCATACTTCTCCTTCATCAAGGACTCTTCAGAAACCTTGCGAGGGGTTACTGAAGGAGCATACGGTTCAGCATTGAAATTCATGGTTCCTCCCAATTGAATAGGTCCAGTGTCTTCTGAGGAAGGTACAAGTTTAGGACCAGGGGGCGGAGCAGGAACGTCATCAAATGTAAGAGTTGGAAGGTCTACTGTTTCTAAATTAGCGATTCCTGCAGATTGTGGATTCACGAGTAGGTCGATGTCCATGCTTATAAATGACTTGGACGTCCTTCTTAAAGTTAGAACGCGACAGAGTAAAAAATTATTATTACCATATCCTACACCTCTTCATTCCCACTTCCATCTGAAACTCAATCTTCCGTTCCTTGAGATACTCAATGTAATACTGACACCATATGTACTCGTGCTCTCGTGTACTACGATCAAGCGTTTCCATGAATTCTATTGTACCTTGTACTTCCCTGTCAATATCCTCTAGATCCATTCTATACACCTGATGCTTCATTTCTAGCATCTTTTCCATCATCTCTTCTTCCATATCGTCTTCTTTCCACTCAATTTTGATATAATCCCACAGTTCTCTTGACTTCCAAATGCGAAGTCTATACTCAATATCATTCTCAGTACGTCTTTTTTTGATTAATCGGTCCATGTTGCTCTCACGTACCATTCATTTTTCTAAAAAAATTAAATCCATTTTGGACGATCCATTTACTTGCTTTCGTGTTCTAATACCCAAAGACCTTGTAAGAATGAGTCTGCCAAATCATCTTTCTTCGGATGCGAAGCAAAATGCGCCTGATTCGCAGAAGGAACTAGAGCGTATGCATGCGTTATGCCTGTCTTTTTGCGGCCTTTATAACTTGCGGTTGAATCTTCCACAGTCACAATGTTTGACAGCTTGTGAGTTGCCGAAACACCCGTGCACCGAAACCCTCGGCAACAAAAATACATCTGGAGCATCGCTTGAACCCCAAACATCCGTCGGTCCATTTGATTTTCAAAAGCAACGATATCTGCTCCAGACCAAGAAGTCCGAGCATCCAAACTCTTGATGATTGCAGGTGCTAGATCTAACACAGACCCTTGAATCGCAGAAGATACACATTTCTTCCAAGTATTCTGTTTATGATGGTTGTACAGTAACTTTACCAAATCTGCTTTCTTAGTCGCAGTTGTTTCCAATCCTTCTGCTTCAATTCGTTCATGAAGTTGATTTGGAGTCAACCGATTAATTTCAGTTTTTGTCATCGCCTTCTTCTTGCGAGGACAATGCTTTGCACAACTAAACAATCCATTACTTGCATGTTCATAGCGTGCTGCCGTAGAGCATTTATGACATCTAGGAGCACCGACACCTGCCTGTTCTCCTAATACGTCAATGATATTCCAATCTATGATCTTTACATCGGTGCGACTTGTGCCTTCAAGGACACAATATGCAAGATTTCTAAGTCCTACGTCAAAGGAAACTACTTTCATTATTACTTCTTACGTATGGTTTTCCTAAGTCTCTTGCGTCTAGTTCGTCTACCTCCTTTAGGAGCAATTGTATACCAACTTTCAAACTCTCCATTACCAATAGTTTTGAATCCTGGAGTTGTAAACTCTGCATCTTGATAAAATGTACCACCTCCCAACACAATATGTTCTTTTTCATCATCTAATCGATGACGTATAAAGTTGTTCACATCAATGGTAGGAACATTGACTAAATGAATCGTAAATAAACAACATGGTTTTTCTTCACTTGCAAATCGTTCTTTAGCAAGGTCTTTCCTTAACGATGTTGAAAACCAAGGATATTTACTATCAGTCTTAATGATTTGTGAGTTCTTCTGACCTCTATAGACAGTCATAGTTTGTGGTGGCTGTGTTTTTAAGAAGTCTTGTATTCTTTGTTTACAATCGTCAAGACACCAATGATACTCTACTACATAGGCTCTCAAGTCCTTTTTAAATTGTTCTTCCATTATCTAGAAGCAAGATTTAAGCAGTAGCCTTCAAAAGAGAAATCAAAACGTTCTTAGAATCTCCCTTTCCAAATGGAATTCCACGTGTGGTCAAGAGTTCTTGAAGTTCTTTCTTGGTCTTGGATTCAAGTCCATCTGTGTCTAATGCTTCAGGGGGTCCAGAAACTATGTCTTGTGTTACAGAGACGCGATCATCTTCATCTTCTTCAGGAATCTCCACTTTTTGAACTGTCTCAGTGGGTTCAGGAATTGTAGCAAGTTCAATGTGAGGTTGTGGAATAGATGCCATCAATGTCTGGTTTAGATCACTAATGACCAATGCAATTGCGTTCATGTTCTGGAACATACGTGTCTGCTGCCAATAGATCCAACCTACCATACCTGCAAGAACTAGAACCATAGATGCGAGTAATGCAATCGATGCGTGAAGAAACTCCATTTATACGAAGGCGGGGAAAGGTTGTGGCTCCTTAAACGAAGTCTTCTTCTAATTGTTGTAATTGACGACGAGGACATACATAGTTTCCAATTAAGACTCCTACTATACAACCGACAAGTGCTATAGAAATTGAAATAGCTAGTGCAACATCTTGATCCATTCAGTTTATATCGTATGATTAAAGTAAATGGTTAGAACTATTAGAAAATCACGCGGAGGTGCTGGATTAATTGAAAGTGCTGCATTGGTAGGAACAGGTGCATATCTTGCTCGTCAAAATCCTGACTCAGATGTTTTAGGAGTCATGGGAACTGCTGCTAAGTATTTTGGGTATTTCATTCTAGGGTTATTTCTCTTTTTCATAGTATTTTTCATTCTAGTCATGATCTTTGCAAAACCATCAGAACAACCACCCAAAGATGCTACTAATACTGCCTCTGGAAAGTAATCTTGTCTTTTCATAAATGGCACCAAAGAAAGGAGGAGCATTTATTGAAACGATGGTTGCATCTGGAATTGGCGCCTACGCTGCGAAGAACTCTTCGTCAATGAAGGGACTTTTATGGACACTTCTCAAGTATGTCGTAGTTATTGTAGTAATTTCATTTGTTCTATTCTTTGTATTGAAGATGATGTCCACTGAGAACTTTGTTCCAATAACACCATCAGATAAAGGAGACAAGAAGGTAGAGACACCTGCAGGGAACGTAATTCTACATTAATAACAATTTTTATAAGGACGACAAGAAGCCTTCTGTGTGAAGCCCATCTTCTTACAGGATGTCTTTTTACAGTACTTTCTAGACATCAATCTTGACTTCTTAAATTTACGAGTTTTACGACGACCTCCACTAGGATTTTCTTCAACTGGAGTCAATTTAAAAATCGCTTGATCAATCTTAGTTTTCAACTCGTCTGTTGTAACACGTTTTTTCATTTCAGGTAGAATTCGTAATGCTCCAAGAATTGCACTCTCTTTACCTGGACCTTCAGGCATTCCAATAATTTTAGTAGCAGTATCTTTTGTTACTAGAAAGTCTTCTGCAAGTGCATCTACACTTCCAAAAATAGCAATCATACGAGTAAAATAAGCTTCTAGAGGATTACTCATTACTAGTACTCTAGAAATCTTCATCCAACCGAAGTTCTCCTGAAGACTGAACGCGTGAATATTCAGAAACCTTCTTTTCAAAAAAGTTTGTTTTGCCTTCTAATGAAATCAAATCCATAAAATCAAATGGATTGACAGTCTTATAGATCTTCTCACCGCCTAACTGGACGGCAAGACGATCTGCTACAAACTCAATATATTGACTCATCATGCTTGAGTTCATTCCAATCAAAGAACAAGGAAGTGCTTCACAGATGAACTCTTTCTCAAGTTCTACTGCTCCCATGATGATTTTTTGAATCTCAGAAGGATCAGGTTTGTTAGAGAGTGTATGAAAGAGTGCTACAGCAAACTGTGTATGAAGTCCCTCATCTCGTGAAATCAGTTCATTGCTGAAAGTCAATCCAGGTAGAAGACCACGCTTCTTCAACCAAAAGATCGCACAGAACGCACCAGAGAAGAAGATACCTTCAACACAAGCAAATGCAGCAAGACGGTGTGCAAACGAACGTTTATCATTCATCCATTCAAGTGCCCACTCTGCCTTCTTTTGAATACAAGGAATGGTCTCAATTGCATTAAATAACTTTGCCTTCTCTTCTTCATTCTTGACGTAGGTATCAATTAGTAAAGAGTAGGTCTCAGAATGAATACCTTCCATAGCATTTTGAAATGAATAAAACAACTTTACAACTTGTGAGTCAACTTCACCTTGAAATCGTCGCACTAAGTTCTCCATGACAATTCCATCGGATCCTGCAAAGAACGCTAAGACATATTTAACAAAATGCTTCTCATCCTCGGTCAACTTTGCCCAGTCTGAATGATCCTTTGAAAAATCAATCTCTTCAGGGGTCCAAAATACTGCAACGCTTTGCTTATACATCTTGTACAGGTGTTGCTCCGAAGACCGAATAGGAAAAAGAGTATACGACATCTGTATATATAGGGGAGAAAACACTTAAACCTTTGTCTTGCTAGAAGACAATGAGTACTGTCAATGTACAAAACTTATTGTCCAATGTGTTTCATCCAACGTATGTATATGACACTGTGAACAGGGTGTATAAAACTAACTTAGAACTTGTGAATGTTGATACTGTCTCAGCAAATACGGTCTCATCATTTTTTGCATCCATTGGTGATGCTCAATCAAATGTATATGTTGGTATTGGTGCTGGAGTTGCACATTCAAATATGGTATCTAGTAGTAATTACAATACAACCTTTTTAGGTCCTGGAGCAGGAAATACAACTTCAAATGTAAATAGTAGTATATTTATTGGATACAATGCAGGTCAGAATTCAACTGGAGGAAGTCTAAACACCATTGCAATTGGAACTCTTACAGATGGAGACGGAACAAACAATATTTACATTGGTAAAAATACAGGAGTTTCCAATTCAATTGGTTCAAATAACATCTTTATTGGTCATGATATCACAATTTCAAATTTTACAAATAACAGCAATCAGTTTTTACTTGGACCAAAGGTTCAACCTTCTGGAAATATTGGAGATGAACTTGGGTCTAATTATCTATTAGGTGGAAACTTCACTAATAATTTTCTTGGAATCAATTTATCAAATCCTGAATATACTTTAGATGTCAATGGATATGCTCGTATTGGAACCAATCAAATAGGAGGATTAGGAATCAATACAGATCCTCTAGAGTATACATTGAATGTTAACGGAAATATGCAAGTCTCAGATGGTTCAGGAATAATGACCTTTACAAGCGATTTAAATAGTAATTCAGTGACTACAATTACTCCTGTACTTTCAAATAAGACTGCAACACTTCAAGTCAATGATGGATTCTTCTCTTTGAGTGGAACTACTGGAACTGTAGGTGCTGGTGCAACCTCCAATATCGGTGTATGGAAAAAAGGAATCGTAATGGTCTCAGTGCAACATAGCACAGATAATACAATATTTGCATCTAGACTTGCTATGGTTTCTTTAAGCAATACTACCTATACAGTAACTTCAATGACAACAGCAATGAATTCAAATGTAACTATTTCAAATGATAGTAATAATATTATTCTTTCAAACAGCGGAGGTGTGAGTCGTACATATACCTATTCAATTACGTATTTCCCATTGCCTTAAGTTTTTCAACAATCTTTCGAATAGACACAGACGAAACCCCTGACGCTTCAGAGACTCGTGTGATTTGTCCACCTAGAATAGAAGATACAACACCTGCTACAATGGTCTTTGGAGTATGTTCCATTTCTGGAAGACTGTGAAGTCTCAACACAATTGCATCTCTATCTGTGTCTGATAGATCCATGTCTGAACAAATACGTTCAGCAATTCCTAGTTGAGTATTCAATACATTTGAACCATCATTTGTAAATCTCATCAGCGCCTTGCAAAGTGCACGAATGGATACATGGAATAGATTGGCAACTTCTTCATGTGTTCGTGTTGCATCATGTTGACGACAGACCGTGAAGATTGCTGCTGCCATGAGAGCACGGCGTGTTTCTCCACGAGTCTTTTGAGCATCTTCTACTTTTTTGAACAATGCACAACCATCTAGAATAATTGCTTTAGGAAGTCCTGCGCGTAATGCAGAGGATTGAATCGCATCAAAGATACCCATCCAAGATCTCTCTCCGTGATTTGAGAATGACCACGAAGACAACTTTGCAATGGTCTTTCCTTCTTCAGATTGTTGTCCACCTCTTCGTCTCATCATCATAGATCCATAGGAGGAATCAGGAAGGAGTTCGCTCGTGATCGTCCCTGTTCTGGAAGGGTCGTCTTCAGTATTGCCGTAGACTCTCCATTCTGCACCCTCATCAATACACGCTCCCATAATTGTACCACAGCACTTGCACACGCGTTCACCATCATCAATAACCACCTCATGCTCACAGTTCATATGACTTTCATATTTACATGAAACAGTATTCATTTTTCTTAGAGTAGAGTAATGAGTGGAGAACCGAAACCTCTTAATCCAAATGCACGAGAGTTTGTAACAGTTGCTGAAAAAGAAGCTATACGAACAAGAATACGTGAAAGAGCTGTTCTACGCCAAAATAATCGTAATAACTCTAGTAATTTTGACCCATTAGATCCACATCATCGAGATAAATGTGCAAGTAACTTTCAAAGTCTTGCTTCACATTTAGATAGACTTATGAATACTCCAGGAACTCCTCCTGATAGAGCTGAAGTTCTTAATCGGATTCACAATTGTATGGAATCTCGTCAGAACGCTGCAGATGAAAGAATAAAAGCAGATTTACCAGTTGATAGAGGTCATCAAATAGTTTTGATGTTGTTAGATAATTTATATAATTACGTAAACAATGAAATTAGAGAGGGTAGTTCAGCATCTTTTGAATTTTTTGAAAACCCATTAAGATTTATTGTAAGGAGTGAAGGAATAGGGGTAGCAGTATTCGTAGGAAGAGTACAACGATTAAGAGAAGTAAGACGAGAGAGAAGATACGGAGGTAGAAAGTCAACTCGTAAAAATCGTAAAAGAAATCGCAAGACTTATCGCATACTTCCAAGAGTTGAAGGGTCATAGACTTGAGGACGATAGTTTGTAAGTAAAGGTGGACGATGTTGAGACAACTTACCACCTGCTGTTTTGAGCCAAGAAATCAACAAATATTTATCATCAATCACCCACACCATGTATCCACCTTGTGAAAGGGTATTCATGATGTATTCACGCGCTTCTGACATTTGAAACAAAGGATATCCAAAGACATACGCTGGAATTTCAAAGACTATATACGGTGCATTTGGGGAATGTGTTGCTTGTTTGCGGATTTGTCCATAGAGTTGTGAAAGCACAGGTCTCATTGCTCGCATGCGTTTTTCTCGTCTGTCTTCTTGCTCTTCCCATACTTCACGCGCTTTAAGCATACTTACCTTCTCTATACAAGAATGTTTCGCTCAATTGCACTCGGAGGTGGAGGAGTTCGTGGAGGTCTCATGATTGGTGGATTGTCTGCTCTTCAAAAATATCAAACACTTGAATTTCCGGATGGTATCTACGGATGTTCAGCAGGTGCTCTTATTGCTACAGCAATTGCCTATAAAATCCCTCTTTCTGCAATAAAACATATGTTTGAAACTGAATTCAATCTGTCAACGATTCTTCCTTCCATTAACTTGACATCCATTTCAAGTTTCACTCAAGAGAAAGGATTATTCTCTATGGATGCATTCACAAATACAATTCTCAAAGCATTTGATAGTCAAGGAATTGATCTACGAAATGCAGTGATTGCAGATAGTCCACAAAAACTCTTTATTTTGGCTTCAAATTTGACTACACGAAAAAGCACATGGTTAACCGGTTCAGTTCCTATTATGGATGCATTACGTTGTTCATCGTGTCTTCCGTTTGTTTTTCATCCTCAACTCTTGTATAACAATCTCTACATTGATGGTGGATTTCATACACATGCAATCCATGAAGTAGTTCCAGCAGACTGCCTTGTGTTTCATATCAGTCGTTCTGAACTCGCAATTCCTCCAGAACGATTGAAGAAAATGACACTTGGAGAGTACTCTGCAACACTCTATGAATCCTTTCGTTCCAAACCATTACGAGACAATGTGGTCTGTTTTAAGAATGATACGATTTCACTTATGCAAGAACTAACACCTGAACAGAAGAAACTACTCTTTACTCAAGGATTTGAACAGGCTTCACGCTTCTTTACCAAACGTTTCCCTGAGAAACTGAGTTAATCCTTCTTGTGTCGGAACTCCTGAATAGGTATACAAGTCTGTTGATGTCTCAAGTTTTATAGTTGGGTATGCATCTACTTGGTAGAGATCAGTTGTTGCACGGTCCTTGTCAGCATTCACACGAACCCATGAAACAGTTGTGTTTCCAAAAACGTTTGGTCCTGCTTCCAGTTTTTCCCATTCTGGCATTGCTTTTTGACAATGTCCACACCAGTCTGTGTGAAAGAAATAGAGGTTTGCCTTGTCTTTAGGAACTTCACGCTTTGGTTTCAAGGTAGGTTTCCATAAACGCCAAAGCAGAAGAAGTAAAAGAGTAAACGCAAGGACTGTGATGAGAGTTTTCATTACTTGAGAACACGAGAAATTCTACGTTGCTTTTCAAACCAACGACGATACGCTTCTTCGGGTGTTACTTCTTCTTTGATCTGAATCCACGCAACATCTGTAGTCATACGTTCAGGTTCAAAGGGACGAGAATGAATTTGAACCCAATTTCCGTTATACCTTACAAGAAAAACAGGACTTTCCATTGTTTCTTGTAGGCGGGTAAGCGGTAAATGGAAGTCATATTCAGAAGATATGACTATAAAGAGTAAATGGAAGTAATCCTAAGGGGAGTAGTAGCAGTTGCTGCAAACTACATTGTTCATTTGGGTGCTGCGAGAATCTATGATAGGTTTTGTGTTCCTCATGATTTGTCTGAAGTGGTTCGTACACTCTTTACAACTTCAAGTCCTATTTGTGTAGTTTCTTTGGGAACAATGCAGATGACTCAGAATAACTATGGAACATTATTGACTACTACACTTGCATCACACCTAGTTAACGCATTGAAAGTTTAAACACGTGGGAATCCAACAAGGTTGGCACCGATACCGAAACCGGCACCTGTGCGAGCAGACGCTCCTACGCTAGGGGCGTAGATATCCAAGATTGCGAATGTGGCAGTGGCAACGAGCGCAATCATTGCAACCTCGGCGACCTTGAGGGTCTTGCCTGGGAGAACGAACGCTGCAATAGAAACTGCAAGACCTTCGAGGAGATACTTAATTAAACGTGTCACGAGGTCGGCCATGTCAATACCAGCAGAAGGAGTGGGCTTGGGCTTAGAATCCATTTGTTTGGTTCTTAGTCAGGAAGAATTTTTCAATATGTTGAAGAAACTGAACGTCCGGACCACAACTTGAATCCAACAACAGAAATACCGAAAACCCATACTGCCCACCAAGGAACGTAGAGAGACAAATACTGAAGAATCAAGAAGAAGATGATTGCATGAATGGCAGCAGCAGTCATGATTCCTGCACCAGGAGGTAGAGTAATCAACAAACCAGGAACGAGAAGAAAGAACAAATACGCGGTAGTAAAGATATCATACATTTATATTCTATCGCGTTAAAAATAATGGAGGCTGAATGGATGAATATGTTCGTTGTTGGTCCAAAACCAAACCGTCTTGTATTTATGAAGCCTGAATATAGACAAGCTGTAAAGAATGGACTAGAACAGTCTTTCCCTGAACTATTTCCTACTATTGAAATTGAAGTCAATAAAGATTACGGAATAGTATTTAAAAGTGATCTAACATTTCTTAGTTTTAATTATTCTGATACTTTTGAACGTATAATCACATTAGATTTTCAACATTGGAGTCCTGAAAGGAATAAATGGATTACTGAATATGAAATTCTTGAGGAGACAGGAGATGAGGATAACTATATGGGAGATCCTAATGAAGAAGGAGTTATAGATCTTTTAAACGATATATACCAAACAACAAAAGATTTAACATTAGAACCTTTAACTTTAAAGCGCTCAGAGATCGGATGGAGTGATCCAATCACTATGGATCCTATTCGTTCAGGGGATCAGATTATTCGAATCAATAAGGACAATCGGTTTATTTTTCAAAAGAAAGCTCTTGAAAAAGCATGGCTTGGAAGAGAAAAGAAAAATCCATTAACAAATCAACGAGTCCCTCCTCAGCAAATAGAGAAGTTTATTGCAAATATTACTGAAGATGCAGGTGCTGAACCAGTAGGAGGTCGTAGAAAGCGTCGTAAGACAGTGCGGAGAAAGAACTTAAGGTCAACTCGCAAGAGGTAAAAATACTATTATATTGCGTTAAAATAATGGAGGGTTATGATAGTCTTATGATGAGAACTATGTTTGAAGTAGTACCACCTAATAGAGAATTAAGTATGAAAGAAGAATATCATGAAAAGTTTGCGAATGGTCTGAAAGCAGAAATTCCAGAGTTGTTTCCTACTGTTAGAATTATTCCTGAACCACGATTTGGAGTAGTCTTTAAAGGTCCTAAAACAAAAATAATTTTTCTTGGTGTTCGAGAGGCTGATATTCTTATTTTTTATTTGGATGATGATGGATGGAATGTTATGCCCCCTAGGAGACATGCAGAAATTGAAAAAAAAGTTATGAATATTCTAAGAAAATTATATAGAGAAAAAGGTCAAGGTGCACGAAATGCTCGACTATTTCGTGCAATCACTGGAATACCTGGTGGACCCGTAGGCGAAATTTCTGGTTATCTTACTGGAATTCCAGGTAAAAATGCAGAACAACAAGGAGACATTGCAGCGGAAGAAGCAGGTATTCAATCAGCTTTTCCAAATAGAAAGAAATTTTCAGGTCGTCGTAAAACACTGCGGAGAAAGAACTTAAGGTCAAGTCGCAAGAATAAGTAAATGCCCCTAACAGAACTTCCAAAGGCAGATGAGAATGGTCCAATTGATTACTTGGATGAAGACCCAGAAATCCCTACTCAAAAATATTGTGTTGTTTCCTTCATCAGTCCTGAGAAGGTGATTAAGCAGAAACAGGAGTTCTTCTTTGAGAAGTTCGTTCAATGGATGGATTACGAATGGAAGATCAAGGGACTTGAAAACTTCATGGCATTTTTGTCAAAGAAGTATTCTGTCAAAGTGGATGATCTTTTGAAGGATGCACAGGATTATGTCAATGTTCGTAAGGAAGAGGTTAAGAAGACAGATATTCATGAGCAATATCAAATCTTCTTGCTCAAGAACGAGAAGGAACTCCAAGAGATGTATGATAACAAGGTTGAGTTCAGAACCAACATTCGTGGTGTTAAAGTTCGTCGTTCATTTGCAACAGTAGAAGAAACTCAGATGTTTGCAAAGGTTCTTCAACGTCGTTATCCAAAGGACAATTTGTATATTGGTAAGGTCGGCGCTTGGTTGCCTTGGGATCCATCGGAACACTTGATGCCTGAAGTTGAGTATGCAGAGAAAGAGTTGAATGAGTTGATGAGAAAATACAAGGAGAACGAGTCCAACAAAGAGATGTTCTTTGCTGAGCAACGTGAGGAATCCATCAAGAAACAGAAAGAGGAAAATGAGCGACGAAAGAAGCAGAATGCATTGGAGGCTGAACAGGAGAAGAAGACATTAGAGGATGGATTAGTGGACGCTTCTAAACCTGTTCATCCTAGTGAAGGTGCCTTGCGTGAATAAAATAATAGTTTAAATAAAAATGAAATCTAGAAGGTCGCGTAGAAGACAAAATGCTGGAGTACTTGGACAAAAATCAAACTATGAATTACTAGATGATGATCAAAAGGCATTATTTGAAAGAATGACTCCAGAATCTAGGAGGATGTGGATGAGTTTACCACCAGAAGAAGCAGTAGAAATTAGACCTAGAAAACCACTTGATATTCAACTTCAATGGCCTGCACCACGAAATGAAGCAGAACGTTTCAACCGAGAATTTGATGAAAGAAAAGCAGTAATTGAACGTCAGCCAAGAATTCCAGGTCAACCAAGATATTTTGGTTTTGTGTTTTCGCTGTTGGGTGATAAAGATCCTAGACATGATGAAAATGATGAATATAAAAGAGTTAAAGCAGCAAATCCAGCATATAAAGATCCATTTGAATTAAATGGAGTTGGGTGGTATGATAGAAACCTTGATAACCCTCCAGCTTGGTTTAAAAGAGATCCTCCAAGAAATGAGTATGATATGGATATTGATGAAGGAGGAAGACGTATGAGGCGGAGAAAAACTCTTCGTAGAGGTTCAGTCCGACGTATGAAACGTAGAGTTTAGTATTTATGCCTTTCGAGAATAACGGCGACGTAACTTCTTACCACGTCTAGTGTTACGACGACCTCCAAATCCTGTATTAGCAAGTAAAGCAGCAAGTTCATCTACATCTTGATCCTTACGTACAACTGTAATTCCTGTTTGAACTTGTTGTGCAATAGATTTTTGTTCTTTTTGTGAAATATCATTTAGTTTTTTAGGAATGATAGGTGCTTCTTCACTCATACGTGAGTCTCCAGTATCAGTAAGACTGTAAGGTTTTACAGTTCCACTTTCAATAATAAGAGTTCGTGCAATTTGATCTGCAATATTTTGTTCATCCGTTATTGGTTTTTTTGTTAATGGATTAATAACTGGTTCAAGTGTTTTTTCATTAAGCACGGGAATTTGTTCCCAACCTGGTACTCCTACTGAAATAAGTGCTCTTCTCCAAACACGACGTGGACCTTCAATCATAACTTTATCAGTAGATTCTTCAATTATATCTTTCATTTTTTTAACTTCTGCTAATGTAAACAATCCAGCTACATCCATAGGAATCTCTTTTGAAAAAACAATACGACGACCATCTTTCCGATTAAAACCAAGTGATGGTAGATTTTTAACAATCATCCTATCCTTCTCTTCATTTTTGAAACTGAAAAGAATCACTGCTTTATACATCTTAGCTTCCTTAGACGCCTTAGGCATTTGTCTATTGAAAGTATTTTAATCGCGACCACCTCCTTCCTTTCGGACCCACACAGAAGGCGCGGCATTCTTCTTTCTCAATGAAGAAGCGTTATAGTCATCGGCAGCTAACATTGCAGACTGGAAAGGTCTGTTATCTGCCCATAAAGACTGGTCGCATAATCTGAACGGAGGGTGCTCAGACGCTTTGTACCAAAATACCTGATCTTCTAACTTGTTGGAGGAAACGTTATTACAAATGACTAGACCTTCATAGTTCTCAGTACATTGATCCATGAAATCACAGAACATCTCAAAGGTTGGAAACATACCTGCGTAATTCTCGTAAATTCTACGACGATTACCTAGGATATTCTCACGAAGAATGAATACAAAATCTACGTTGGTTCTCAAGTTAGGTGTAATACCAAGAGGATACTGCATTGTGATAATCGTCATCATATCAAGGTGCCGACCATTCATAAATACGAAACGTGTGGACTCTTCATTGATCCATTCTTTTGCAGCATATAAACAGTCATCTAAAATCATGAACGCACGAGGATCAAATACTTGTCCACTTGCTTTAGACTTCAAAAACCTCTGTTTCGCTGCAAACTGACGCTTAATGAAATTCTGGACTTTACCAGGTTCATATTTATCATGAATCAATTTGGAGGGAACAAAGGACTGGAAATACTCATTCACTGCTTCAGTGGGTGAAATCACTAATCCTGCTGGAAAACAATTTTGAACATTGAACAGTAAATCACGTGCTAAAAAGGACTTGCCTGTGTCTTTCTTTCCAATAATGACGATCATAGGACTTTTTCGTGAATCCATTTCACAACGGTCCTTGATCATGTCCATATTGAACTTTTTGAGTTGGAAATTCATCTTGTTCTTCCCGTCGTTTATTTTTTAACATTCATCACCGAGACATTTCATAATGGGAAAGGAATTAAGAACTACACCGGTGTCTCTTAAACTTCACCGTATGTCCAAATTAGATGGAAGTCATTGGTCTATGAAGAATTTACAACCCTTTTTTCCGTGTCTTGAGAAGTTGTTCAAGACTGAAACATTAGCAGGACTTCATGACTATGGAGTTAAATTGAATCAACCAATTGAATCCATTGTAGATGCAACTCATATTAGGGTCCGTGGTCAGACACTTCCAGTACATCGTAAGACAACAATGATTTTATCACCTTTCAAAACGATGCGAGGAGATTATGGTTCATTTGGTGTTCCTAAACGAACCGACGTAGCAAATGATCTACAAGAACGAATGCAGAGTGCCCATACAGCAGCATATGTTGGTGCAATGACATCGTTAGCATTATCTGAATCTGGTTGTCAACATTTTCCTAAAGTGTATGGTGTCTATGCAGGAGTTGCAGACTCACATACAATTGATATCTCAGATGACTATGAAGACTTAACAGAAAAGGGATGGTTTGCAGACAAAATTGGTAATACATTTGAATTGAAACTAAGAACAGCAGGTCATGATGCAGAGTTCAGTCATACACGTCGTGCAAGAACATCACTTGAGATGGGAGATGAAATAGAGTTAGGTGATATTGAAGATGTAACTGTTGATCATATTAGCGATCCAGAGTCCGAACGAGATGTTGAAGCATACGATGTTGCTTCATCTGAATCTCCTGAAATAGATGAAGAGGATGACGATGATGAAGATGTCTACGATATTGAATCTTGTGGATGCTCAGATTTGTTTGAAGATGATGATGTAGATGAAGATCCTGAACCCTTTGCATGGGCAACATTCAAAGATGTACCTGTAATGACTACAGTGATGGAAGTTTGTGAAGGAACCTTTTATGATCTCATCAAAAATCACCCTGAACCAGAGAAACATGTTGCATGGGTTTCACAGATTGTCTTTGCACTAGCATTTGCACAGAGGAATTACGGATTCACTCATAACGATTTGCATGGAAACAATGTGATGTATGTTCCAACGACTGAAGAGTTCCTTTTCTACAAACATGGTGGACAAGTCTACAAGGTTCCTACGTTTGGATACTTGATTAAACTCATTGACTTTGATCGTGCAATAGTATCCTTGCGTCTCACAGGAATGAAGGAACCTAAGTTGTTCATGAGCAGTCAGTTTCAAGAAGATGAAGAGGCAGGAGGACAGTAT